CATGCTGCAACGAGGTCCAGAAGGGCGTCAGCCTTGGCGAACGGTGATGAAATGCCCTCGGTTGCGACCAGCACGAGCGGCTGGGCTATGGGCACGCGTGAGAGCAGGTCGAGTTCGCGCTCCGGTGAGCGCCTCTCGAACCGCAGCGGCAAGGGAAACACCGGCAGCTTGTGGGCGACGCGGTACATGTCCTTAACGAAGCTGTCGGTGCCGCGTGCCGATGGCCAGCCGTCGATGCTGTACTGTTGCAGTACGACGATGCGCTGGAAGCTGCGTCGTGCGTGTTCGTAGGCGGCTCGGACATGGCGCCAATCGCCCAACCACAACATACGGTTGACGCGCGTGCCGTCCAACAGCGGCGCATACTCCGCGCTCACCATCAAGCAGGCGCGTAGATCGTGCTGGACAATTGGGAGCGCAGCGAGAATGTCGCCGTTGCGCCCGAGGGCGATGTAGAGGGTTTCCATAGCTGGTCGGCGATGACGCCCGGATCGACCCACGTCAGGAATGAGCGCAGGTCGCGCACGGGCCAGTCGCGGTTAGCTTGCAACCGTTTCCAGTACCGTAGCGCATCGCGATAGCCGTAGAGCCGCTCCTTGAACGCGACCTGCCACTCGAATACCCATGCCCAATGCTGGAACACGAGGCCCTCGGCGCGTGTGCCATCGCGGTCGGCGCACGGCTCGCTTGCGCCATTTATCACAGGCGGCTCATGCGACTTGAACATTTGCCCCGGCTGGAAGCGCCACGCACGCGCCCACTCGCTCGGGCGGTTGCCGTAACTGTGCGTGCTCGTGATGACAATGTTCGGGCCGACGAAGTAGTCGCAGTAGAAGCGGGCGCTGAGCAACTCGCGGAACTGGCCGAACAACCATACCAGCTTCGCCAACTGGACGGGAGCCCAGAACTCGTCTGCGTCCGCCTGGAGCAGCACGCACGATTCGACGATGTGCCCGAGCGCGTAATTGAACATCTCGTCCTTGCCACCGTGCCATACCGGGCGCTCATAGATGCGGATGCGGGGATGACCGCGCCAAGTTCGCAGCAGCTCCGTCGTGCCGTCGGTGCTCAAACCACTCGGAATGCGCCTGCACCATGCGGTCGAGCCGGTGTTCGCCGCCGTCCCGTGAACGATGTGCCACGTCCAAGGCACCGGGCAGCGGTTCAGGTTGCTGAGCTGGATGAGCAGGAGCGGGTGCGCGTTGAGCGCCAGCGTGACGATGTGCAGCGGCAGCACGCGCTAGGTCTCCATCTGGTACTGGGCCATTTCGTCAGCGATGTCCTTGTACTCGCCGGTGGGCGCTGCGTCGGCTTTGGGCTTGGGCTTGCCGGGACTTGAGCCGCGCAGTTCCTCAATAGTCTTGTTGGCTTCGGCGAGTTCGGCCTGCGCCTTCACGAGCTGCCGCCGCGTGACGCCGAACAGCGCCGCACGCTGCCGCACGCTGGCCTGCAAGCCGACCTTCTCGGCGAGCGTCATCGTGCCGTTGCCGCTGAACAGGCGGTCCACCGTGCCGTAGCTCTTGGCGAGCAGTTCCTTGGTTTCTGCGTCGTCGGCGTCCACCTTCAACTCCGCGAAGTACTTCGTCTGCAGGTCTTGGTTCGCGGTGCGCCACATGCGGTCGGCGGCTTCGCGCTCCTGCGCCGTCCGGGCCTGCGTCTCCTTCTCCGCTTCAGCGCCGCGCGTCCGGTAGTCGGCGATGGCCTCGCGCATGTCGTCCTGCGCCGTGTGCAGCGTATGGTAGTGGTTCATCGCGAGCTGCGCCGAGTCGCCGAACACGCGCTTGGCGAACGCATACGCCTTGCCGGTGGGCAAGTTGTAAAGCTCGATGAAGTCGTTCTCGGTCGCCGCCCGGATGCGTTGCTCGCCGGTCGCCTCGTCCGTGCCCTCGATGTATTCGAGCTGTTTCATGTCGTTGAAGGCGCGGGCTTCGGCGCGTTTGAACGGCGCGAGGTGCTTTGTCTTGAACTCGTCGCTTTCCTCGTAGGCTTTAAGCCGCAGGCGACCTTCGTACTCGTCGATCTTCTTCTGCGACGCGGCGAGCTGCTCGGCTAACGGGCCGCTGTCGCCCTTTGCGGTGGCAGCGACGCTGTCCAGTTCCGCGACGCGGGCTTCAAGTTCCTGCACGCGGGCCTGCGCCGCGTTGAGCGTCTTCTTGTTTGTCTCATAGGCGCGCTTGAGTTCGCGATTGGTGCGGAACACTGGCTCGGGCGGTGGCTCCTCCGCCTTTGGGGCGGAGTCTGCGGGCTTCGCGGCTGGCTTGTCCGGCGCAGGTGGTGCGTCGTCGTCCTTGGCCGCCTCCGCCTTGCCTGCCGCGCTGTTATTTTCCACGGCAGGCTCGGCGTCCACGGCGTCAGGGATGCGGTCTTCGTCCTCGAAGAAGGAACTGCGTTCCGTGGCCTTGGCGGGGGTCACAGGCGAAGGTGCGGGCGCGGGCTTCGCGGCAGGCGCGGGCGCTGCGGGCGCGGGTTTGGGTGCGGCGACGGGTGGAGCAGGTGGAGCGGCGGCGGCAGGCATAAGCTATTCTTTCTTCGCGTTACGGGCGGCGACCTTCGCCTCGACGTTGTAGTCCAAGCGGGGCACCGTGGACACGCTTACCGCTTCCTGCGGCTCGGCGCAATTCATAAACACGCGCAGGAACTCCTTGGCGCCGGCGAGTTGCTCGGCGGTTGCGCCGCCCAGTGCCATCTTGGCGAGGCTATAGACGGCGGCTTCGTGGAAGGCGCGCTTACGAACTTCGTCGCGCCACGGGCGGGCCAGTTCGGTGTCCTGCGAGAACAACTCAGTCGGCTGTAGCGCGATCATTTGTGCATGAACCGATGGTTACGCTTGCGCTGCGCTTTCTCATGGGCGACGTGCTGTGGCAGCGTCTTGGGCACGCCGTACTCACGTGCCCAGCGTTTGGCAATCTCCGGGTGTTTCGCGAACATGAAGCCCGCCTGCGCTTTGGATTTGAATGGCATAGGTCAGGGTGTGGGTTGCGCCGCACGCTTGAAGTAGTCGAGCGGCAGGTCTTTGGGCACTGAGCGGTTGAACTCCTCTTGTTGGCGTTGCTGCTTCGATTGCACCGCGCCCATGCCCTTCATCCAATCGTCGGTCGCGCCTTTGACGCTCTGCATGAAGTTCTCCGCTTCTTTGCCGGGGCCGAGATTGCGCACCACGGATTCGACGAAGGGCGCACTCGTGAGGAGCAACTGCAATGCGCCCGGTTCGCTCGGATTGACGCGACTGGCCAGCGAACGAAGTTGGTCGCTTGTCAACACTTTAGCCGTGACGAACTCGCGAATGCCGCGACGCGCCGTCTTGAGCGGATGCACCAGAAGTTTGTCCATGAGCGAACCGCCCGCCATTGCGCCCGCCTGCTCCGCAATAGTGCGCGGGAACTCCTGCGCTTCCTTGAGCATCCCATACCGCTCCAAGTCCTCGAACATTTTGTTGCCAAGGACGGCGCGTGCTTTGCGGTCGCCGCCTGCCCTCTGTAACGCCTGCGAAAAGGTGCGCCCTTCGTCGTTCGCATTCTTGAACAGCGATTCGAGGTACTTTGTGCGGATGTCCTCAGTCAGCGCCGGGCGGTCGGAGAGCAAGCCGAGAACCTGCGTGATTTCGCCCAAGTTGCGCTCGGGCTTGTTGATGAAGCGGTTCACCACGTCCTCAGGCGTGACGCTCAAGCCTGCGGTGGACTGGTCGGCGACGGCCTTGAGCAATTGGCCGCTCACAACCTTGTCCTTGGAGGCTTCGGCGCGTAGCAGCGAAACGAGCTGTCCTCGTGTCGGCGATGGACTAGCAAGCAACTTACGCACGTCGTCTGCGGGGAACTTCGAGCCTTCCTGCGCACGCAGCATGAACTTCGCCTCATCCATTAGCTCGACCGCCTTTGGGCCGAACACGTCGCGGGCGATTTCCTTATTGTTGCGGCTGAAATCGCTGAACGACTTGAGGAACTTGCGCGCATCCAACGTCTCGCCGCCCGGTTCGGTGGCGTTGATGAGAATATCGTCGGCGACGGAACGCTTGACGGCACGAAACTCAACGCTGCCCGCGCCGAGGAACTGCTTAAGCGTGTTGTAGCGGTCAGTGCGAGCGCCCGCTGAACCTTCCAGGAGCCGCGACGTGAGTTCAGCGGGTCCGATGTAACCCGGCTCGAACTCATTGCGGAACACTTCGTTGATGCCCTTCTTGCTGAACGGCACGACCTGTTCGCGGTAGAACTTGTTTGCAGCTTCGAGTGCGGCCTTGGCACGTGGGTCTGCCATGTCCGTGACGCCCTTTTCCATCGCGTCAGTGAGCGCACCCGCGATGCGCGACAGATAGTGCGCGCCCATGCCAGGAACGGCTTCGCTCTTGGCTAGATCGTCGTACACCTCGGAGCGCATCTTTTGCAGGTCGCTGAAGCGGTAGGTGCGATCCTTGTTTGCAATCAACTCATCAATGCGGCGCATGACACTGGCTTCAGGTACAAACGCCGTGGACGGCTCGCCTTTCATGCCGGTCTTGGTCGCTGTGAAGGTGCCCGTAGCGAGATCGTAGTCGTAAGCGTTCGTTGGGCGGAATGCTGATGCAGCATCCTTCCTTATGTCGGCGGCGGCTTTGGCCAAGTCGGTGCCCGGAATGTTCGGCGCATCGCCCGTGATGCCGCGAAACTCGCCGTAAAGCCTGTCCGCCTCGCCTTTGGCAGCATCCCGCAATGCCGTGAGTCGCGTGCGAATGGCATCTCCTACCTGCGTCCGGGTCAGATCAGCGGCGGGTAACGTTTGGCCTTCTACAAGCGACATGATGCGGTCCTGCGCCGCCTTCTCAAGCGCTGTGCTCGCAGTTGCCACGCCCTCGACTTCGGGCGCTACCTTACTCCGCAATGCGCTCAGTATTTGCTGGCCCAGTTTCTCATCGTCAGATGCGTCCGCTCCTTGCATGATGCTTTGCAGCTTGTCCATCGCCGCCGTCTGCTCCTGCTTGAACTGCTGGTAGGTCTTGGAGCCGCCGAGAATCTTGCCCGTGAACTTCTCGCGCCGGATGATGTCGGGGTTGCCGGTCAGTTCGCCAATGGTTAGCGGGATGTCCACGCCGTAGGTATCGCGAAAGTAGTGCTGAGCGGCAATCGCGTTGAGCTGCGTTTCCGTACGCGAACCGCCGAACGGTGACTTCGTCCATTGAATGAAGCGCTGAACGGGGACGGTAACGCCACCCAAGGCAACGTCGTACTTGAACTGCTGGCCGCGTCGGCGTGCAATCTCGGACAGGTCAAGGGGCGCTTCGCCTGCGCGCACCGCAACGTCCTTGAGCGCACCCGCCGTCTCTGCGCCGCCAGCGCCTGCGACGATGTCGCGCCCAACGCCGAACACACCCCTCATCCGGTTCAAGAACGGCAGCGCGGCTGCGCCCTTCTCAGCGAGAACATAGCCCGCCATCTCCGGCACGTCGCCCACCATTGCTGCAAAGTCGCCAAGGTTGATCGTATTCGCGTCGGCTTTGATGTCGCGTGGCTTGCCCGTGGCGGGATCGTCAACGCGCACAATCCATTCGCCTGTGTCGGACTCGCGCACCTTGTCCTCGCCGTACTTGTCGCGCAGATAGCGAAGCTGGTCCTGCTTCGCATTGCGCGTCGAGAGCACAAGTCGGTCCCAAGCGGAGACGCCTTCCTGCACATCGAGCGGGATGCCCGGAAGCTGATTGCGCTCTTGGAAGCCGGGAGTGCGCAACGTGCCGCGTTGTCCTGCGGCGATTGTGGCCTGCCGTTCAGTGGGAACCGCTGCGGAAGGCTCGCCGGGCACCGCTGCGGCGGGCGCAACGAAGTCACCCATGAAATCCTCCAGCTTGGGCGGCGGCGGGACTGTCAGCTCGTCAGGCATCGCTCAATGAAAGCGTTCCAGCGCGTCCTCCATCGTCTTGTGCAGCTTCTGCGCTTGCGCATGGGCTTGTTCGGGCGTCAGCCGCTTGGCTTTGACGGCGTCCGTGAGTTGCTGGACGGCAGTATTGTAGTCAGCAATGACAGCGCTTCGGCTCTTGGCTGAGGCGGGCGTGGGCACTCCGCTTGCGCCTGCATAGCGCTCAACGCGGTCGGTCAGGATGCTCTTTACTTGACCCATGCGCGCCATTGCATCGGGATAACTCTCGAATGCACCCGTCGAAGGCAGCAGCTTCGAGATGCTTTCTCGGTCCACATTGCTGAAGCGCGGGTCGTCGCTGACGGTGCGCAGGAGCGATTCGCGTAGAGCGCCAAGAGCAGTGCGCTTCTCGATGCGGTCCTTGTCGGCGAAGCTCGGATCGAACTGCGCGAGCGTGCGGTCCATCACCATCTCGCCAACTAGACCGGCAGCGCCCACATCGCGAGGCGTTAGCCCTTTTTGAAGTTGATTGATGAGCGTGAGCGCGTTCTCGTACTTAACGGTATTCTCCTGCGACTTAGTCGTCAGTGCGGTCGTGGGCTTGCCGAGCGGGTTGATGCTCGGTTGGACGCCGGACGTTTGCGTAACCAGTGGGCGACCCGCTTCGTCCATGCCCACGGTTAGCGATGATTGGTGCGACGGTATCGCAGAGCGCCATAGCTGTGACTTTTCCGTATGCTGCTGATAACCTCCCACATCGCCCGCGAGTCGGCTTTGTTCGGCGAGAGTTGCTTCGTCCTCGGACAGCTTGAGATAGCGTTCGCCTGCAAGCGGCGTGCCCTGCGCCAGCTTTTGCTTTTCCAGCGCGAGCCGTCCTTGGTCGTAACCAAGCAAGCCTTGCTGATAATTGAGCAGGCGCGACTCTTGCGCCTGCTGGTTCGCTTCGAGCGCCGCCTGGTGATGCTGCTGTTGCGCGAGCTGCGCGGCGTCCTGCGCCACCTTCTGGACGTTGAGCAGGTGCGACGCCTCAAACTCGCGCTGCCGTTCGGCTTGCTGAGCGTCGCGTTCGGCGCGGGCTTCGGCTAGTTGCTGGGCGCGCTGCTGTTGGTCAGCGACGGCGAGGCCGGTGCGCGCGCCTGCTTCGAGCGCCGACGTGAACAGGCTCGGGCCAATGTTCAACCAAGGTGGCAGTGGAAAGGCCATGCGTTACGTGTCCCACTCGGGGAAGTCCGGGTACTGCGGTGGCGTTTGCCCAAGGCCGAACATGCCGCCGCCGCCGCCGATGAACGGGTCGTTGAACCAGTCGTTGAAACCGCCGCCGCCCGGCGTTGCGACTGAGCTGCCTTCGGGTCCGGGGAAGCCGCCTGCGAAATCGCTCCACAAATCCTGCGGAGCGCGTGTGCCGCTCGCCGCGCCGATGTTGCCCCAAGTGATGCCGGTGCCGCCGTAGTAGGGCGTTGAGGCGCGCGAGCCGGTCGCGGCCACGTCACCGCCAAAGCCTGCCCAAGGCGTGAATGCGCCCGGTGCGTTCGCGTTGCGAGGCGCACCGCCGCCGCCGCCGAAGCTCATGCCCGCACCGCCGCCAAGACGCCTTGCGTAAAGGTCGAACAAGCGCTGGGCTTCGCGTGCTGCGGCTGCCGGGTCGGGGGCGGCGTTCAGGGTCGCGTTGCGGTCGGCGACATTGAGCTGTGTCTCGGGCGACACGGTCAGCGTGTGGGCGAGTGTTGGCAGTGCCGAGAGCAGGTTCTGCGCGCCGAGTGCTTTTTGCTGCTCGACGGTTTGGCCAAGATGCCGCAAGCCCTGTGCGCCGGAGAAGGGCGACAGCGGCACGCCTTGGCCGATGCCGAACTGCGCCGCCGTGTTCTGGAGCATCGCGATAGTCTGCGGGTCGAGTTCGCCTGCGAGCTGGCTACCGATGTTGCGAGACAGTGCGCCGATGTTGCCGCTCAGGTTCGGGAACACGCCCGCCACGTCGTTGTACACGGGCGGCAGGCCGATGGCACCGGGCACATTGCCGAACGGGCCTTGGCCGGTGCGGCTCGGAGCGTTGAGGCTGAACGGCGGGACGCCACCGCCACCGCCCGGAGCGCCACCCGCAGCGCCACCGGCACCGCCAGGCCAGCTTTCGCCCACAGACGCGAGTCGCGCCAGCCACGCGGAATCGTTGAAGTCGGGATTGATGTTGGGCATAGGTCAGACGATGCAGCCGACGCCGATGGAACGTGGCGTCGCGCTGCCGAACGGCTCGATGGCAATGGGAATTTGGTCCTCGGGAATGTGGACGCGCAGTTCGTGGTTGAGTTCGCGCACCGCCTTGGCCTGGAGCACTTCAGCGGCGCTGTCTTCGCCTGCGTCCTCGGCGCGAATCGCGAGCATCATCTGCTTGAGCGCAACCCAGTTGTCGATGAGCACCTCGTCGTCGTCGGTTTCGACAGCGATGAACCGGAGCTTGACGAGCGCTTCGACGCTGGTCAGGCCGTTGCAAGTGGGGCTGCCCGAGAGCGTATGGCAACGCAGGCCGCGAACCGTGCTGTGCAGGAAGGCCGGCGAACGCTCAGACGGCGCGTAGGTGGCCATGTCTTCGAGCACGTCGTTGACCGCATCGTAGGCAAAGAGGCGCACCGGACCTTGGGTGGCGTCCTTGAGCACGCGCTGGACTTCGCGAACGAGGAACGGCGTGCCGACGTAGGGCGACGCTAGAGTAAGCACGATGCCGGGTTGCCATGTGCCATCGGCGCGTTTGGTCATTATGGTCTGCCCATTGTCGTCCACGCCGAAGATGGTCACGGTCTTGCCAAGGTCGGCTTGGTAGCTGGCGTAGGCGCGGATGTAGCGCGGGTTGCCGCAGGTCAGTTGTGCCTGAACCGGCACAACTCCGTCGTGCTGGATGACGACGTTGCCGCAGGTGCCGCGACCGATGCCGCCGCCTGCGACGCCGACACCCGAGCCGAAGTAGCCCCAGCCGCGAAGCGCGCCGTAGTCGGTGCCGTTCATGGGTAAGAACTGGTACCAGTAGCCGCTGTTCGTGACCGGGACGCCGCACACGTTGAGCGCGAGCACCTGGTCAACGGCACGCGGCCACACAAGAGAGCGGCACCGGACGCAGACGCGCAGCTTCTTGACCGTGTTCCAGAAGTTGCCGCGGACCATCAGGCGCTGCGTCGCTTCGTTGGTCAGCTTGCGAAACGTGGCCTTGTTCGAGCACACGCCCACGACTTCGTTCGCCCGCTCCTCTTTGAGTTCGCCAAAGGTCATATCGCGCGGTCCCAGTAGCGGGCGGTTGGCTTGATGAAGTACACGCCGATGGCATTGGGCACGCCGGGCGTTGCGTCGTCGAACACGGCGAGCGTGCCGAGCGGCGCGGCGATGAGCGCACCAACGCCGAGCGGCCACAGGTCGGAGAAAGCAGTGTCGCGTTGCCAGAACGGGCCGGTGCTGGCGCTGACGGTGCCCGGCTCGCCGAGATCATAAAGTTCGAGCTGCGCTAACGTGCCAATGAAGATGCGGCGCTCATAGACCGGGATGACGCCGCCCGCCCAGTGGTTTTTTGTCCAGCCGCCGGTGATCGTGTTCCACTCGAAGTAGCCCAGCGACTGCCCGGTGCTCGCGTCGGTCTTGTTCCACGTCATGCTGCGCTGCTCGACCGTCGGCTGATTGGGCGACTTGATCGTGAGCGCAAACTCACCGGGGAAGAACACTTCGAGCGCAGCGGCGATGTCGTCGGCGAACTGCTGCTGCGTAGCCGGACAATAGCCCGGCGGGAACGGGCTTACCGCGGTTCGCAAGATGATGTCCGTGTCGGGCACGTAGCACTTGTGCGCCCATAACGAGGCGGACGCAAGTGCGAACTTGGCGCACTGGACGACCGCCGCCACTTACGTCCCCGTCTTCGACGGGTCCGTCAGGCGGCGGAACGATGCACAACGGACTCCGCAACTCGAAACGGAGTGGGACGGTTCGCGGTGGGGCTTGACTTAGGTACGCGAGGCTTGTACAAGGGTCGCGCACAACGGACGATGCTCTCGGAAATGGGACGTGTTCGCTACGGCGCCGCAGGTTTAGCGATGAGCCTGCGGCGTTTTGCTTTAGGGCGTGTAGGCTTCGATCTCGACGATGAGCGGGCCGGTGCAACCAAAGCCGTCGTTGATGTAGATACCAAGCGGCGACGGGTCATTGGGGCCATTGGCGAAGAACAGGGTGCCTTCGCCGGTGTCGTAGCTGATTTGCCAAGTGCCGCCCGCGACAAGCGGGTCGTAGATGAGCGCGAAGGAGGGAGTCGAGCCGTCGCTGCTAATGCCATCGTAGGACTTGCACGGCGCGAGCACGTCGTAGATGAAGCTGAGCTTTCCGTCCCACGCGGCGATGGAAGCAGTGCTGCAACCGGCGCTGCTGGGCCAATCGGCGATGTTGAAATCCTTGATGCGCAAGCGGCAGATGCCGGGGTCAGCGCACCAGTCGGTGTTTACGTCGCAGGCATTGACGGTGAGCGTGAACAGCTTGGTGCAGGACTGACCGGCGGAATTGCGAGCGCGGACGGTGAAGCCATAGCTTGCGGCGGTGCCGGTCGGTGTGCCGGATATGACGCCGGAGCTGGACAGCGAGAGACCGGGCGGCAGCGTGCCCAAGAGCGACCATGTTACGGTGCCGGTGAGACCGGTCTGCGAGAGCACCTGCGAGTATGGGACGCCGATGTTGCCGTCGGGAAGGGTCGCGGCGGTCGTGATGGTGCAGCCCCGACGCGGCGTGGCGTATTGCTGATTGTACTGCTGCGCTTTGCATCCTGCGAGTTTCGAGGCCGCTTCGTTGACGATGGATTGGGCGGCAGCGGCGAACTGCGCGGGCGTAAAGCCGTCGGGTAGGAAGCGAATCAAAACTTCGCCCGTGCAACACGTGTAACGCAGCGGACTGATGCCGGGTGGCGGCGTGAACGCAATCTCGCCCTTGCGCACGGTGATGACGGTTGGGTAGAAGCCCGCGTCGCACGAGAAGCCCGGCGGGCAGCCGAGCAGGAAGCCGGTCTGCGCGTTCAGGTAGGTCTGCCCTTGGCCATAGAAGCGCGGGCTGCCTTCGCAGCAATCGGGACTGGCCAAGCATTCTACGGGTTGCGGTAGGCTCATACGTTGGAGTCCACGAGCAGATTGCAGACGGGAATCGCGAACTTAGGATCGGGCACGAGGCTGGCGCGGAAGTTGGCACCGAAGAAGCGGGCGTGGCCGATGATCTCGAAGCGGAACTGGATGCGTTTGCCGTCGGTGAGCGGGCGGTCGTTGGTTTCGTCGCAAGCGGCTTCGGGCTTGCCGAGGCCGAGCGGGTCGCGGCGCTGTGCGAGCGCGTCCTTGAACGGGATGCAGCCCGTAATCGGGTCAACGGCGCAGGAGCGGAGTTCAGCGCACACGGCGAACCGCGTCCACGGTTGCCAGCATTTCAGGTCGTCGGGACTCCAGAACACGGCGACATCGACGCGCCCGCGAATGTCGTAGAGGAACATTTCGCCGTCTTCGATGCGCTTCATCGCAGGGTGCTTCGGGTCGAACTCGGTGTGAAAGTCGAGCGCAGCGGTCTCCAGTGACCAGACCACGGGACCGTTCGTGTCGTCGATGAGGTTGGTCTGCGCCGACGGCAGCAGTTCCCAGAGCTGGATTTCCTCGGCTTGATAGAGGACGAAGGCGAAGCAGCGCTCGACACCATCGAAGGTGCCCTTGACGAACTGGAGGACTTCGATGCCGGTCTGGACGCCATCATAGACGCTGGGGGCTTTGCCGCGCAGCGAGCTAATGAGGTCGAAGTTGAGCGCGACCCAGCCGCGGTGCAGGACGCCGTGCTGGGTGAACACGGGTGAGGCGGACATGAGCAGGCGATTGTCGAATACGACGGCGGTGGAGTAGGCGAGCAAAGCCGGGTCGTCCTTGTCGAGGACGGCGGAGACTTCGCGCGACATGGGCACATTGCCCCAGGTGTTGAACTCGCGCCGACCGAGGATGAGGGAGCGAACGCCGTCGCGGCTGCGGTAGATGAGGTCGCCGTTGGCGAGGACGGTGCTTTCCTGGCCGAGGCCACCGCTCTCCACTTGGCTCACGGTGAGAATCGGATTCGTCACCGTCGCCCAATCGGCGACCAACGTCGGCGCGTTGCAGGAGAAGACCACGGACGGCGTGAGGATTTGCACCGGACCTTGGCCGAGCGATGAGTCGAGCGTGGGTGCGCCGCGAATTGCGGTAATGTCGCCGACGGAGCCGGGCACGTAAAACACCTTGTTCGTGGCAAGGTAAGTGTTCTCGGTGACGTGCAGGACGGCGTCTCGAAATTGGAGGGCCGCAGTGCCGCTTGCGCCGCCGACAGCGTCACCTGCGAGGAAGGTGCGCCCGTCGGGACCGGCCTGCCACACGCGGCCCATCCAGTACGTTCCCATGCGGGCGATGCCGAGTTCGGGGTTCGCACCGACCAGCACGGAGCGCCGCGACGTGGCACCGTCGAAGAAGATGGGCACGCTCTGGCCGTCGTTCACGATGAGCCACTTTTCGGCTTGCCACATCCATGCTTTGGTGCGCGACGCCGGGTTCACGTCCCAGAAGGTGAGGACGGCACCGGCAGCGACGAGCGGGCCAGGGTCGTCGATGTTCTCGACCGTTAGGACGGTCGCGCTGTCCACGCTGGCGATGACGTAGTTGCGCGAGCCGATCTTGATGGCGTAGTTCGCACCGAGGTTCACGGTGCTGAGCACGGTGATGGTGACGTTCGCGCCGAGCGCAGGCACCGCGAAGCCGACTTGGACGATGGTGTTGTGCGCGATGGTGATTTCGCGGACGGCGGCTGTGGTCGCGCCGGGCGTGAACTGAAACAGGCGCCCGCCAATGGACGCGACGAGCGAGCCAGTGCCTGCGTCGGACCTATAGTAACTGGCTCCTTGAAACCTTCCGTCCTGCTGACGACTCTGCAAAACCCCATCTCCGCCCCAATCCAGCGTTATACGGCGAACTATTGGACGCGGCTCTGCGTACCCGCCTCTCACTGAGGCATTCGTTAGGTAAGCGGCTTGCGTGCGTGGAAGCTGGCTAGGCAGGATGCCGGCGTTCATGCCGTCCGGGAAGGCGGCGACGCTGTCGAACACCCAGTTAGGCTTGTCGGCCACAGTGCTCACTTATCCGCTGCCTGTGACAAATGGTCAACGCTGTTTCGGTAACGCTCGTTTTCGATTCTGCGCATTTTCTCTGCGCGTTGCCCATCGACAGTTGCCCGGCTCGTAGTTGCCATCGTTGTCGATGCGGTCAATCTCCAGCGTCGGCGGACGCTCGCCCATGTCCGCTAAGAACGCCTCGAACGAACGACGCCAGCGTGTACAAACTGTGATGCCTCGACCGCCGTAGTCTTTGTAGCGCCCTGCTTTGGGGTTTACGCAGCGCTGGATCATGTTTTTCCATGTGCGATACGTCGGCGACAGGTAATGCCCGTGCGTGGTGTTCGCATCCACTCTTAAGCAGCCGCAAGACCGCGTGTTGCCCGTGGTCAAAGCCCTGTTATCCGCGACGAACTCACGTCCGCAATCGCATCGCGCCAAGCTGCAACGGGTAGGTTCTAACTGTGGTGTGAGACGCGTGGGAGCTTCTGCGAGGACGATTACCCTTCCAAACCGCTGGCCGATGATGTTTCGTGGTGCTGGCATAGCATTGGTCACTCAATGTTGTTGCAAGTGGCGGGCGACCGGCGACAACCGGCGCTCGCTGCGAGTATGAACAAGGACGCGATTCGGTCAAGCGTGCAAGTACGTCGCTACGATTTCCGCTTCCACGATCTGCAAGGAACCTGCCGTTGGGTCTGTGTCAATCGCCACTTGCAGCGCGAGCACATCGTCCACATTTGCTGTTACGTACTGCGCACTCGCAAGCACAGCGTCCAGTGCGGTAAAGGTGAGAGTTGTGATTATCTGCGTGCGCCACGCCGTTGCCACATGGGTCACGTCGCCTGCGGTGTTGTTGGTGCGACGAACCTTTAGGCTGACGGTGCGAACGGCGGCAAAGGTCGCGCCGACATAGTCGCATCGGGCGCGTGCGGTGATGAGCCAAGTGCCCGCGGTCGTCAGCGTGACTTGCTGTGCGCCGGACGTGCCGAAGGTGACAGTGGCGAAGGCTGCGCCGGTTACGGTGTGCGCGGTGCCGGAGCCGTACTGGGCGATGGCGTCCACGGCAGGCGTAGCGGTCGCAGCAGGCTGCCAGCCGCTCGGCGTGACGATTGTGCCCGCCGCAATGGTGTTGCCCGCATTGACGTTCGCCTCCCAAGCCGGGTAAACGACCTGAACGTGCGTCGAGTCCACGAGCGCGGCGACGAGGAAGAACAAGCCGTCGGGCATGAATAGTGGCTCGCCCACGGCCATCCAGCTCGTGTCGGCGACCTCGACCGTGACGGGTGTGGTGCCGTCGGCGGGCGGGATGACGAAGTCGTCGAGAGTCAGCGTGAAGGCGCTGACGCCGTTCTGGCCGTCGGTGCCGTCGATGCCCGGCGGTCCCTCGATTCCGGGAACCTGGGTCGTGGTCTCGGAAGCGCAGGGCGTGCAGCAGTCGCTCAGTCCAAAGCTCATAGATGCCTTTCTGCCCGTGTTGGGCGTTGCCTACCTTATGCGCCCTCGCGTAGGTTCCGTCAATGGCCATGCAAACCTTCGAGCGGTACGGGCACCAGTGGAAGATGGGCACGAGCGCCCTGGGCATCGAGAAATGGTGCATCAAGCAAGGGCGCGACCTGCTGCGGCACTACTCGGCGCTGGAGCGGTTGCTGTGGCCGGACCACGAGACGCACAAGTGGACGGAGCTTGCGTTGCGCGAGTTCTGCGACCTCGTGGAGCATCGCGGGCGCGGGATGCTCGGGTTTCTCGGTCCGGCGAGCTGCGGCAAGACCTACTCGGTCGCCAAGTTCGCGCTGATGCACTATTACGTGTGGCCGCAGGAGACGTGCGTGCTCATCACGACGACGACGGTGCAGAAGCTGGACTTGGGCATCTTCGGCGAGATC